AATGGGATACCTGGAAATTGGACTGACGCCTCCGGTCAGAGAAGAAGTTTCAATCGAGTGATTCTTAATTTTCGTTATTTTAATATAAGCAACGGGAACGCAGGAACGACGTGGCGATTTGTCTTATATTTGACAAGGAATGGCAGTAATGTTTACAAAGGAGAATGGTATGCAGGCGACGTGGGAAATGCCAGAGGATATATGACTACATCGTCACCTATTATAAATTTAGCATGGGGTGACGTACCCGGTCTACTAATGTATGTTTATGACAACACTTATGGCGGGTGGACTTGTAGAATTGGTAGTATGTGGCTTACGTATGTTTCCGATTAATTTTTATATTTTTTATTATAAATGAATCAATATGCTATTGTGGAACGCAATTCTCTAAAAGTAATTGATGTTGCATTTGAATCAAGTTTAGAATATTATCCAACCGAAGTATATCATCGTATACTAATGGATGAAAACCTTCTTGCTAAAGGTTATATAGATATTTTAAATACTCGAATGAATGAAGGTAACGTAGAAATTTTTATAGACGAAACAAAATACTCATCGTCCTCGGCAATGAATGAAGTAAGACGTCATCGAGATATTGCATTGTCGTTGACCGATTGGATGGTGGGTACAGACAGTCCATTAAGCGAAGAGAAAATACAAGAAATTAAAACTTATAGACAACAACTTAGAGACCTAACGAGTTCAGGTTTACATCCAATTGACATAGTTATTCCCAAACATCCCATGGTGAAGTTTCCATGGAAAGAAGGTGTTGTAGACCAAGATTAAACAAACCACGCTAAGCTAACATAGTAAAGGATGATCTATCCAGCCACAAAATGTCACTGGTGCAGTGTCCCGCTACATTGGATCAGTCGATATGATTTCATAAACTATGCATTTGAGTATTTTCAGTTCGAGAACAGCATTCCCTTGGAGAGGATGTCCAGGGTTTATCACAAGGGCAGATCGAGTTCAAGGAAGAACGTGTGTCGCGCCTGCTACAAGTTGAAACTGAACAACATTCATCAAAGGGAGATTACGGGCAAGGTGATCAGACTGAAGAGCATCAACATCACACCAGGGGTAGGCAAATTTCTGCTAAAGCTCTTTGATCAGTCATGGAGACATCAACGCTACATCGAGTTCATGTGGTCAAAGGGACACACCTTCGATGCCTTTCTGGACTACCTCTGTGCCCGCGATACCATTTTTGGAAACGTGTCGGGCGACATCTTTGACAACGAAGAACTCGAATACTACTACGAGGACATGGTTCGTTCACACTTCGGGGTTCCGGCACACTACGAGGCCATGTGGGACGAGGAAGCTGATATCATCGGTTTTCAATTAAACGGCACGGACATGATTACCATAAATGCACATCCTATTGTCCAGTAATGGAACACCATTCAACGGCGCCAAGGGTGGCTATCCAAGTCAACTCAAGCACTTGATAAGGATGTTCTTGGAACGCGGACATACCGTTACGATGATAATATGGTCACTATGTGGCGTGAAACATATTGGTGTACTTTCATTCAAGGATCTTGTCAACGCGAACATCCTTCCTAATGAAACCCGCGATCCTTGGTCTCAGGCGCTATTGGATCGCCCCGGTGTGAGTTTCATTTTGGGTCCCTACGAGAAGTTCCCATGCGTCATCAAGATTTCGGATATCAATGATTTCATCAAGCGAACCAACGCCGGAGCCATTTTCTTCCTTCAGGACATCTTCCTTCTGGACACCTCCACTCAGGAACAAATTGCATGTCCATCTTATATATGGTTTCCTTTGCATTATGAACCTATTGACGAACCTACCGTCAAGGCACTAGGAAAAATACAAACAATCATTTCGTTATGTATGTCCACACGCGAAAGGATCATAAAACAGATGAGAAGAGAAAGTCACGTCGTGCCTCACGTAGTAGAATTTCAGACGCAACTGCCTCCAGAAGACACTAAGCAGAAAATTCGCAAGGACTTTGGGTTGGATGACAAGTACGTAGTCCTCACCGTAGCTGGAAATTATGAACAGAGTGGTCGAAAGTCTATCGATACGACCTTGTTGGCATTTAAAGAGTTTCAGAAAAAACATTCAGAAGCTATTCTTTGGATTCACGCACCTACGCTAAACCACGCAAGGGTTTATGACGTCACTTTGATGGTAAGAACTCTTGGAATTCCAGAAACATCCATCAAGATTACCGAAACGACTCTGGATGAAACCACTCTACAGAAGATGTACAAATCTGCCGACATGTATATATGTGGATCATGCTCGGAAGGGTTTGGCATTCCACAATTGGAAGCACAATATTTTGGCATACCTGTGGTCACGACACGGTTCGGAGCAATGCATGATTATTGTCTGTATGGTATTTCCGTTCCTCCAATTCAGAAGCGATTCAATCACATGCAGAATGCGTGGTGGGTAACGCCGAGCGTCCAAGGTACGGTCGAGGCAATGGAAAAGATCTACCAGGGTGAGCTGGAAGACAAGTCTGCATGGGTTCAGGAAGAAGTTCGACGCATCACCGGTTACGAAACCGTACACAATTCCATTCTCGGCATACTAGAGAAAAAATAAAGGTGGTTCATATTAGAATATGGAACAGACTCCATTCAAAGCCGTGTTTACCAAGAAGACCAACTTCGTCACCCAAAGTTTTGATACCGATCCTTTGATGATTGACTATGGTGGTAACGCCAAGTTTTTGGTTCCACGGCATGGTGACTTTATCACACGTATGTATCTACTCATTGACTACGCAAGTTTGGCAAGTTCTACAATAAATCATGCATTGGCTATGATTGATCGTGTATCTTTAACCATAGGTGGAACAACGATTCAACAAGAGAGCGGAGAAACACTTAATCTTAGATTGAATGTAGAAGGTGACGAAAGTCAGGCATTCACTGTGGCTCAATTATTCAGGATGCTTGGCGGAGGGCCGACGTATCCATTTAACAATACATCACAATATCCAAGAACTGATGGTCCTTACCGTCTTCAGGTACCACTACAGTTTTGGTTTCATGGAAAAACAGATTTGGCAATACCACTGGCAGCATTAAGATATCAGGAAGTTAATGTCGAGGTGGGTCTAAGAAGATCAGAGAGTTGGGGTGGATCAGATGTGGGCGTAACGAGTTCCGATGTACGTCTGAGAATTGAGTATGGATATGCCTCTGATGAAGTTATAAAGTCGGTAATGAGACGACCCATGTTATTTCCAACAGAACAGTTTCAACTAGAGGAGACGGAATACACCGGAAATACTTCATTCACGATGAAACCAGATTTTGTGAATCCAGTTAAGGCTGTTTTTGCTTTGTTTAAGGATACCACAACAGACACTACCAACATATTCGATTATTCTAGAGGATATGCACTTCCACTTTCAAGCGTAGACCAAAACGATTTCATGATTTCGATGGAGGTTATATTAGATAATGAGGTACTGATGCCCAAGGAAGTGGGTACTTATGAAATGTATCGAGGATTTCAGTATTATTCACACTTTGCAGGTTCAGCACAAAATATAAGTACACCAACGAACCGTTATTGTGGCTTCATATACCCTCTCGCTTTTTGCAAAGATCCGATGAACAAAATTACACCAAACGGATCCATAAACTTTTCCACTATTGTAAATCCTTTTTTCAATGTGGAAGGCAAGGGACAAGGTTCCAATGTTATTCGTTTTCGATTGTACGCACTCTCGATGAATTTTCTTTACATAGAGAATGGTATATCGCGACTTTTATTTACAGGTTCGGACCTTAAACTTCCTCGATTTCCTTGAACTCTGCGAAGGAAACCTTGCCATCTCCGTCTCTGTCATATGTACTTACATCAAATTCAATAGGCTCTATAAAACCAGATCCATCTGAATCCAGATTATTGAATTTGCCTTCGATGATTCCATTTTCCATATCAATATTAGCAACGTCCGCAAATCCATTTTCCACGACAAACGTGTTAGTTGAGAGATAATAAATAGTTATCAAATATGATTCAATTGTTGCGACGAATGTGTTGATATTCGTTCTCGCAGTCGGTCTAATTCTAATATAACCTTCGTTTGTACCATTCCAAGGTTCGAATCGCATCATGTAAGGGTTAAATTCATTGTCAGTATTCGTATAAGTAGTGGGTGTGATTCCCACGCGAGGAATTCCCACTCGTGCTGTATTGGTTCTTAAATATCCCTTGGTATTTATATTTAAAGACAATAATTCATTCCCGGAACCCAGTCCTACACTGGTATCCAAAAGAATACTTTGGTTATCTATTGTGTAGTTTTTTGTAGAAACACCAAATGTTCTAGACCATAGATCGTAACCCGGTGCCGTAGTGGTTAAAAACATATCGATGTAGGAACTTTGTGGACGTGGAGCACGAAACTCGTAATCACCGACGACAACCTGAAGAGGTTGTTCCGAAAATGAATATCCATAGAAACTACCATCGTTATAGTAATCGTGAATGTAGGCTTGTAACTCCTGAAGAAAAAGAGGCTTTCTTAGCTCATTTCTATCTGTCTTATTCAATGTAGTGATTCTGACATTGATAAGTGGATTGTAGAAAAATGGGTTGTACCCACTAATATTATTTCTAAATGTCCAAAATATGGCACGACATGAATAGATGCTATTAAAAAAATATCTGTAATAGGAATTTTCGGTAGCAGCAATTTCCGTCTCTTCTGATGACACTTTCTCAATTGGATACTCTTGGCGAGTGGAACGCAACATGAAGCGTTCACTTGGTGTCAACGTGATTTCTTCGGTGACAAACATGAAATTGGTGAGATCGGCATCTGTCGCAAAACCACTCACGTCGCTAACAATTTCGTTGAGGGGTAGGAATCGAATCACCAAAGTGATTTCAGAATTATGCATCGCACACAAAGGCAACGGTGCACGAAAGGATGTGGTATCAGCCCTGGAATCTGAATAGTGGTTGTTGAAGAAAAATGGAATCGGAAAGAACAACCGTTGTGAAGTGTCGTTGGCTTCCAAGATTGGTTGAGTATTATACTTGGCTCCTAAATTGTAAGAAACATTAAATATATTTTCGCGGTCTTGTTCTGTGGAGTACATCGATTCATAGATGGACAACCAGTCCCCTCTTAGAGTCTGAATCGTCTTTCCATTTACTAAGAAATCCACCCGTTTGATCATCGAAAGACCAAGGTTCTTTAGACACGTAGTTGTCCCGGTTGTCGGAGGAAAATTAAACTTCAACAATAGTCCAGTGAGAAGATCACCCATTTCCTTTGGTTTAAATGTGTACCTAATCTCTTCACCAAAGAAGGTGGTTGTAGCTGGTTTGTAGAACCTATAAAAAGGGGTCGCCTGAGAATATTCGTTATAATTATACTCCCTCTTTGAGTCAAAGTCATATAAAAATGTATCTTGTTGTCCAACGGCACTAATACCAGTTAAAGCACCCGTACCAGTGTCGCCACGGAATCCAACTGGAGGCTTCTGCATGTTCCTCTCTTAAAGAAAAGGGACATTTTAAAAAATAATAATGAGTCGCGAGGAACAGATCATCGCTGCCTACACGAATGCGATCCAGCCCGTTCTGGAGAATGCCGTCGTGGTGGCCGCTGAATATTGCAAAGCCACCGGCAGGAGCATCGTCACTGCCCTCGATATGGAATACGGTATGAAGTGGAGTGCCATGAAATTGACCGGAAGGGTCTACGGTTCCATACTGCCAGATGAAGATGACGAGGATTCTGACGGGTGGGAGACCGATGACGACATGGTCGTGCAGGAGTGCGATATGGGGTTCGACGACGAATTCCGCGAGTACGACGGAGACGACGAACGTTATCTGGAGGTAAACCAGGCGGTCCGCGAGTGGGCTGACTGGGAACCCGAGACCGAACTCGAGATGATGATAAAGAGCGCCGTAAATTCTAGACGCTAATTGTAGTTATGTCACTTCCAATTACAAATGGTCTAGTAGGGTGGTACAAGGGTGAGGCGTGGAATGGAACGAGCTGGCCGGACCTCTCTGGGAATGGTAATGACTGCACGGTCACAACAGGAACTATCAACAAAGCTGGCAACTACATCTACGGAGGTACTGGCGATGGATTAAGATTTCCATCTACCATTTTGCCATCAACCTATACGCTCTTTCACGTGGCCAGATATAATGGGTCATCAAAGAGGAGGATATTTGATGGCACCGCTGGTAATTGGCTTTCAGGGTTTTGGGGTGGAAGGGCAGGTGTGGCGCATCATGGAACATGGTTAACTCAATATAATACAACAGCCTTTCCACTTGATCAAATTCTAATTTCGACGGATCAAAAGAGTCTTTATAGAGGAAACGGTATTGACCTTACTACAATATCAGTGACAGGTTCTGTAGAAAGACTAAGCATAAATTATGGTGTCACCGCTGAATATTCCGACTGGGCTGTCTGGGAGGTCATCGTCTACGACCGCGAGTTGACAACAGGTGAAATAGAAACGATTGAAGGATATTTATTTAAAACATATTATACCTACACAAATCCAGGTGTACCTAGAGGTGTAAATTACTTCAATCCCAGAGATATTGTTTTTTATAAAAAACAAGGACAGCCCGTGTTCGTAAATCAAATGACCGCAAATACCACCGACATAACAAGTTTGGGCAATGTCGTGGCGAGCGCCAGTTCGGAATACGATACTGATTGGCAAGCATGGGAAGCTTTCAATGGAATCATTGGGGATGAAGGGTGGCATTCTGGTTCACCTTATGACTACAATAGTTCAACTGGTGTATATCAAGGAAGTAGAGAATTGGCTGGATATTCAGGTGAATGGCTTAAAATACATTTTCCAATACCTTTGTTTTTAAACTATTCGGTTCTGTATGCTAGATCTAGCCTTGAAAGAAGGCTTGTTAAAACTGGATACTTATTGGCTTCAAATGACAATACAAATTGGTCTGTAATTCAGTACATAAACAGAACAACACAAACAACCTCATTTGTACTTTTGGATAAGTATGTTCAAAGACCATTCAAATATTATGCTATAGTAGTTTCTTCTATATTTTCTGACACAAGCACACAAATTTCAGAATGGTACATGGACGTCAAGATACCCAGATTTCAGATTAGTGAACCTTTTTATCCAGACGGTTCTTCGCCAGAAAAAGCCGTATATAGTGCAAGAAGACTTGTCGAATATCATCCTGATCTTGATGATGGCGTATATTGGATAAACCTTCCAGTAGTTGGTCCTACGCAGGTATACTGTATTTTGAACACCGACTGTGCTGGAGGTGGTTGGATGTTGGCCATGAAAGGAACACGAGGTACAACATTTAATTTCGATTCCACGTACTGGACAACAACAAACACGCTAAATACATCTGAAACAAACAGAAATGATGGAGATGCTAAATTTGATACGTTCAATTATTTCCAATCAGATGACTGGCTGGCAATATTTCCAGACTCTCCTCCAGGGGATCCAGTGGTTGGTGGCGACGTATCTAGAGGCTATGGGGGATGGACCTGGGTTGAAAACAATGCAGTTGGTAAAAAATCAGTAAGAGAATTTTACGCTAGTCCAACAGAAATAACAAAATCAAGCACACCAACAACAATTTCTAAATTTAACTCTAGCATATGGTCTACGCAAACTGGGTTTCAGTGGTATGGAATAAATTACACAACATATAGTCCAAAATCCGTGAGATGGGGGTTTGCCTGGAATAATGAAGCAGACCAATTATCAAACGACGTGACAGGTGGTATTGGTTTGAGATATGCAAGTTATTCTGCTGGTAATGCATTTAATTGTTGTGAAGCAACTCATGGTGAGGGTGGAATTATGAGATTTGAATGGTATGTAAGATAAAAGTATGGTTGCGTTTAAACGAACCCAATAAATAGTAGTGCGTCTGGTAGAAACCAATGGAAGGTTATGAATATGACCCAGACGAGTATGCCACAATTTCCAGTGAGGCCGAGACCGAGTCAGACTCTGAAAA